CCATCGGCAATGTCGCCCCGGCCGAGGCGGAAGCACGCTACTACGCCCAGCTTGAGGCCATACCCATAGCCGCGTAACTTAAACCAAATAGCCTCCGGAAAACCCGGGCCGGTTCAGTTGCCCATTTGCGGTGATATATCCCGAGCTGACGCCGCCCGGCTGCACGAGGTCAGACCCGGCAGTCGCGTAAGAGACCGTGTTCGCCGTCGCGTCCGTGCGGATGACGTTGAAGTAGAGCGGGATTCCGCTGGCACTCGCAGCAGCTGGCAGGGTCAGAACGATGTTGCCGGACGATGCGTTGACCAGCACCAATCCGGCCTCATCAGGCGTCAACGTGGTGCTTGACGTGACCGTCGTGACATTGCCACCAGCAACGCGCTTGATGCCTTGAAGCACCTGTGTGGGCGTGCTTACCGCCGGCGCGATGCCCGTGCTCTGTGCGACGTTGAGCAGCTCACCTTGGACATCCGCCAGCCATGCGGGGGTGATCTGAGTGCCCTGCGGAATACCGCCAGACGGATTAGCCGGCTGGAAGGTCGGGATGCCGTTGACCGTTATCGGATAGAGGCCGTTGACCCAGTACATCGACTTGCGCGCGGCCCCTACGAGTAATTGAACACGACGTCGGTATGGGCAGGCTGGCGACCCTTGAAGAACGCTTCGAGAGTCGCGTTGGCCTCGTACTCGCTGACAAAGTCGCCGGCCGAGGAACCGCCCGCGGTCGCGAATGTCTCTTCGGCGGTGGGCATGTTGACGACCCAGGTGAACTGCGTCGGAGCCGCCGTCAGGAAGCATCCAGCGAAGTCGCCCGCTTGGGTCACCGTGTATTCGGTGATCGTGATCGTGACTCCGAGGGCGGCCGCCATCGCGATGAAATCGGCCGGCCGGACGCCGTATTTCATGGTCCATCGAGAGCCGGCCAGCTGCTGCTGCTGCGCGATCGTCAGGGGCTGCTGATCGCGTCCATAGGGATCGGGACCGAGCACCCTCACGTAGTCGGCCAGCAGGATCGTCGCTTCGCCCGGATAGAGTTCGCCCAGCAGCTCCTCGATCGCGCCTTCCCAGGTCGAGATCGCATCCGACTGGGGCATGAGCCACTCGGCCCAGATGGAGCCCGCATCATGCGGCAGCGCCTCTCCGGGCGGCGTGAGCGCCAGCAACTCCTCAAGAACCTGCTCGGGGCTGCGGCTCATGAGTATGTCACCGTGCCGAGCACATTCAGGGCGCCGAGATTGGGCGCCGGAACGTCAGTCGTGGGCGAGAGCATCTCGTGATAGGTCTCGCCATCCGAGGTCGAGACGGCCGAGTTGAGTGGCGCGAAATAGGTGGTGCCGCCGATCTGCGGGTTCTGCGCGAAGAACAGGGCGAGTGCAGCGCTCGCGGCCGCCTGACTATTGGTCGTGTTCGGGCGCAGCTGCAGGCTGATGTTCACGGGATTGAGTGTGGCGGCATAGACCGTGACCGTGGCCGTGACCGGCCGCATCTCGGCCTCGATATAGGCCTGCACCTCCGCGACCTCTTCATCCGTCGCCACGATCGGGCCAGTCGCGGTCTGGATCGCGATGAAGACCGCGACAGCACCTTGCCCGCACGCAGCCGGCGGGCAGGCGGCGATGACATTCGGCAGCGCATCCTCAGCGGCCTGCACGTAATCGTCGTAGTCGCCGCCGGAAGGCTCCTCGCGGATCTTGGCGAGGATGCGAGACCGCCAGGATGCGGTGCTCTCCAGATCCAGGCCGCCCGTGATACCGCTGGTGTCCACGGTGGCCGTCTGCGGCGAGACGCCTTCGACGGGGCTGGTGATCGTGAGCACCGTGCCCGCCGGCAGGTTGCCGGCGCTGCCCGTGGTCGTCGCTTGCACCTGGATATCGATCTGGCCGGAACTCGCGATCGTCCCCGCGGCCGTCGTGAGGTAGCCCTGCCCTTGATAGGTCAGCGGAACGCCGGCCGGGATCACCTTGGTCGGCGTTCCCACGAATATCGCGGGTCCAGCCGCGGCCGCAGGCTGATCCTGCGGGACGCCCCAGATGGCCGCATGCCGGTAGAGCAAATCGACGGCCGTATCGGGCATCAGTTCGCTGGCGATGTAGGCGCCCAGAAAATAGAGATCGAGCATCGCCATCTCGACGATGCGCGTATTCGTCGTCGCAACGGTGTTCGGATTGCGCGCGTCGATCCCGGGCAGCTGCTCCTCATAGATCGAGGCGGCGCGTGACGCGATCTGCCCCGGCGCTGGTGTCGGCCAGGGCATCAGGCGCCAGGCCCGTTGATCTGCACCGTCGTGCGCCCGGCCGACAGCTGATAGCCGAGCACGCCCCGCCGGATCCACCGCACGATGAGCTGCAGCGCCAGGCCGCGCTGGGTCGTGAGCCACTGCGTAGCTTCGGCGATGGCGCTCTGGACCCCGAGGCGCGTGGCGACGGTCTCCTTGGCGCGGATATAGAGCCAAACGCGGGAGCCCGTGAGCTGCCCGTTCGGATCGAGGGCATCACCGGGCCAGCCGCGCCGCGCGGTCAGGCTCGATGGGTTGCTCCAATCCGGCACTGGCGTCGGCAGCACGTCATCCGGTCGGGCGCGCCGATCGGCGAGGATGCTGAAGAGCATGGCGCTCGCCGGCGTCCGATCGATCGCGAAATCCTGCCCGTTGAAGACGACATCGCACCGGTGGTTCACCGGGTCATAGGCGAGCGCGACATCGAAGGTATTGGTCCCCATGCGGGCATTCTGGCGCGCTCGCCCGGCCGCGCACGCTGTTGCGCAACAGCCCTCTCAGAGGCCTCTGGGAATGTGTTTAGGAGACGGGCGGCCCGGTGTCGTCGCCGCCGCTCTGCACGCCGGTATGCTCATGCGTGCTGCCGACATCGACACCATTGTTCGTTAGCGTCCCGACCGTAGCGACGTTTCCATTGATCGTCACGGCAGCATTGATCGTCAACTGCGGCACGGTGATCGTGGCGGAGGTCGTGGCCGTCATCGTCAACGTCTTGGTCTTGGCGGTGATCGAATTGCCGCCGAACAGCTCCAGCTGGCCGGCCTGGCGCGCGGAGACGCGGGTGCCGTCCGCCGCATAGAGCGTCGATTCGCCGGCGAGCTGCGCGCCGTATCGGGATGATGGATTGGCGATCGGGAGAGCCCGCAGATTGGCCGGGTCGGCGCCGATCGCGAAGACCAGGCAGAGCGCGCCGTCCAACGGAGGCACCGAGGACAGGCCAAATGGCAGCACCACCTCGACATCCGCCCGGATAGCGCCGTCATGGGTCTGCACCGTGACGGTCTGCGCCTGGCCTGTATCGTCGACGGATTGCACGATCCCCATGCTGATCATGCCGCGGGTGTCGCGCACGAAGTCGAGCAGATCCATCAGCCTTGCCTCGTCGGGCCGAAGCTGCGCGGCGTGCGCCTGGTGATGTAGCGGCTGTCGCCGGCCGGTTCGTCGATGCGATCGAAAGCCGTCGGCCCGGCGAGTTCCAGATCGGTCGCCTCACCTTGCGCATTGTAGACGTAGGACACACCCGAGATGAGCATGTCCTTATCGAGGTCGCTGTAGCCATCCGTGACACGGCTCAGCGCGTTGGGCAGCCACAGCGCGTTCGCGGTGCCGGCGCGCCAGTCCAGCACGCGGTAAGTGAGCGTCTGGCTCATGCCCTTCTGCACGCGGAGCGTCCAATCGGCCTGCTGCTGCACCGTCGCCGCGCCGGACTGGGTGCGCACCTGGCGCACGCTCGGCCGGTATCGCGTGATCTCCGGATCGACGACATGGCCGGTCATGACCGTGCTCGTGCTCTCGGTGATCGTCGGGCCAGACGTGGGGTCGGCCGCGATCGGGCCGGAGGATGTCGCCGGCGGCGCCGTGCCGGGCGCGGCTTCGCCCGAGGGATCGAGATGCGCGTTCATGGGCGCGGTGCGTCCCTTCCGCTGCACGGTCTGGTTCGTCTGGCCCTTGACGTAGTAATCGCTGAAGCGCTGCGTCCAGTCGTACCGGTACCCACCGGACAGGATGTTGCCCGGCCGCTGCAGCGGCGCCGGCGCGCGTGTCGATCCGCCGCGCGTCAGAAGCAGGCCACCGACACCATCCGAGACCACCAGCAGCGCGTCCTGACGCGCGGCGCGCTCGATCGCCGAGAGCGCCGTTTCGTCGACCTGGATCCCGAAGACGGGAAAGGTGCCGGTGATCGGCACATCGGCGCGCACCGATATTCCGAAGGGCTTGCAGATCGCCTGAGCAATCTGCAGCGTGTTGAGGTTGCGGTATTCGACCGGCCCATTCGGCGCGGCGGCGCAATCGACCAGGTCGCCGGTGACATCGTAGCCCGATATATGCGCATACGCCCGCTGGCCGTCGACATTGCCCTCCGCCACGACGATCCACCCGGTCATCACCGTCGTCCCGTCGATCGCGATCGTGCATTTCTGGCCGGCCTTGACCACCGGAAAATAGGGCGCCGGATCGAGATCGGGGAAGAAGACCTGCGCCTCCCGGCCGGAGTCTCGGTACTCGAGGTCGAACTTGCCCGAGATGTCCCTGAGGTTGCGCGAGATCGTGGCGCTGGTCCATCGCCACAGCGTCTGCCCCTCGATCGTCGCCGTGATCCGGCGCGTCGGCGCGGCAGGGATGCCGGTGCCGCTCATTGGTCCAGCACCTCGATCGCGCCCGGCGGCACCAGCGCGGGGTGACGGATCGTGTTGCGGGCGACCAGGTCGGTGTAGGTCGCGACGACATCGCCCGGATCGTCGCCGCTGACATACTGCGCGAGGATCCAGGCCGGCACCGTCCAGCGCGTGTTGATCGTCACCACCGCCGGCAGTCGCCCGATCACGCTGTTCATGTCGGCCGCCAGAGACGCCTTCAGGTCGGCCAGGCTGCGCCAAAGCGTGGCGGCAAGGGTCGGCGAGGATGAGACGGCGCTGGCGGCCGCCGCGGCCGCGGCGTCGATCGCCGTCATGAGGATGGCTTCCTGGGCCTGCGCATCCTGCTGGCTGGCATAGGCGATGCTGCTGGCGGCCTGGACCGCATAGGCAACCGTGGCTGCCTGGAGAGATGCCGCGAGCGCCGGGCCTGGCGAGGCCGCGGAGGCGCCCGCGGCGATGGCGGGAATGGCGGCCAGCAGCGTGCTGACGGCGTCCGCGGGCGACGCCGCTGCCGCTGTCGCTGTCACCGCCGCTGTCGATCCGCCGGCCGCCACTCCTGAGGGCACAAGGGGCGTGGCCGCGGCGGTTGCCGTGACGGACCCGCCGGGCGCCACGGCGGAGGGCACAAGAGGCGTGGCCGAGGCGGCGATCGCCGCCGGCACGGCCAGCACCGCGGCCGCCGTCGTCGTCGCCCAGCCGGCCGTGGGCGCGACGGTCGGGCTCGCGAGAGCGGCAAGGGCCGGCGCCGCCGCCGGCCCGATCTCGCCGGCGCTCGCGCTGGCCGGGATCACCCCCGCGAAGATCCCGGCGATGCTCGTCACCCAGCTCTGCGCATAGCTGAACGCGCCCAGGATCCCGACCAGGGGCGCTATCGCGGATGCGATGAAGGTCTCGGCCGAGGCCGTCACTTCGTCGATCGAAACCGCGAGCTGGGACAGGGTATCGAGCAGCGTCGGTGCGGTGCCGGTGCTGGGCCAGAGGAAGAAGGTGCCCTCGAACCGGGCGAATCGCAGCTCCCGCTCCGAGAAGGAAATGCGTGGCGGCTGCAGATAGATGACCTGCAATGTCCCGAGCCACGGATGCACGAGCGTATAGGGGCCAGCCTCTTCAAGGGCGGCCGTGAGCGCCGCGGCCTGGGCGAGGTAGTCATCGCCGACGAGCACGCCGCGCAGCTCGATGCCGCGCGCCCCCTTCCCCAGATCCTGGTAGATCGCGTCGCCGACGCCCGGAAAGAACCATTGCTGAACGCGCCGGCCCGGCACGGTCGATGTATCCGCCACATGGAACGGCACGCCGCTGAAGGTGGCTGTCGAGAGCTTGTCATAGAGCCCGACGATCGCGGTTGCGAAGCCGCTCATCTCACGGGCGACCCAGGACCTGGCCCGGCGCCGGCGCGTTCAGCTTGAACGGCAGCTTCGACGGTTGCGGCGGCGTGAACGTCCCCACACCGCCCGGGCCGATGGTCTGGATTGTGCCGTTCGGATTGACCACCACCGTCGTGGTCTTCGATTCGGAGTTCTTGTTGAGGGCCTCGGTATTCGCCTGCATGGCGGCCATCTGCCCTTGGTGGATCGCTAGAACCTCAGCGGTCACACCCTCAACGGCAAGTCCAAGGCCTGTAACTCTCGCCGCCGCTAAGATGCGGGCGCCTATTGTAGCGGCTTCCGTGGCCGCACCAATCCCAGCTCCGGCGCCGGCCGCGGCGGCTCCTCCCGCCTCGGCTGCCTCCGCGCCCGCACCGCCGGCTGCGGCGGCAGCGCCACCGCCGGCGAGCCGGCTAAAAACGCCAGACAGCGCGCCGGCGCCCCTCAGCAGCGTCCGGAACGCCACATAGCTTGCGACCACGGCGATGTTCAGATCGCCGAGCCCCGTGCCCATGATCGAGGCGTTATGGTTCACGAGGTCGATCGCCGCGATGAAGGGCTTCGCGATGTCGTTGACACCCTTCAGCAGCGGCAGCAGTCCCTGGCCGAGATCGCGTTCGAGCTGATCCATCTCCTCGTGGAACAGGCGCACCTGCACGATCGCGCCGCCCATCGCCGTCGAGAAGTCCGTGGCGACGACATCGGGATTGACCTTGCTCAGCTCCTGCTTGTCCTTCTGGTAGTCGTCGTAATACTGGACGAGCGACAGCATCGCCTGCTGCGCCGCCTGGTTGTGCATGAGGCCGCCCACGACGAAGGCCCGGTCCGTCGGCGACGTGATCGGCGTGAGGATTTTGTGGAAATAGTCGATCATCGCGTCGAGCGGATCGACACCGTGCTCACGCTCCTTGTTGAGATAGGCGGGAATATCGAGCGGCGCGATGTGGTATTTGTCGAAGATCTTCCGCACGCCCGAACTCATCAGATCACGGGACTTCTTGGTCTGATCGAACATGCGCGTGCCCATGGGCGAGGTGAGATACATCACCAGGTCCTGTAGCTCCGTCGCCGCTTCGCCGGACTGGCCGGTATTGCGCCTCAGGATCTCCAGCGCGGAGGCAGCCACATCTTCGCTGCCCTCGCCGCGCATGCCGAGCTTGTTCAGCTGGCCGCCGATCTCCGGCAGCCCTTCGCCGAAGTCCGCCAGCGTGAAGTGGCCGAGCTTGGCGGCATAGGCGAGCATCGCGAGCGCCGGCCCCATATCCGCCGCCGAGATGCCGAGGTTCTCGTTCAGCGTGAAGGCCGCCTGCGTCATCTGCGGCACAGGCACATTGTAAGCCGTGGATGTCGTCGCGAGCGCCGGCATCATCTGGTTGATGAGGCCCTTGTCCATGCCCGTGGTGACGAGGAAGTAATAGGCCTCCGCCAGGTCTTCGCTCGGCGTCGCCGTCTTCAGCGCGAGCGGCTGCAGCATCCCCATGATGCGCTGCGCCTCGGCCTCGGCCTGCTGACCGGACATCTTCTCCGTGATGGCGGCATGCAGCCCGACATTCTGGAAGTCCGCATAGGCGGTGATCGCGTCGAGGCCGAGAAAGGCCGCCAATGCACCCCCCAACATGTCCATGGCATGACCGGGAGCCTCGGGCAGCACAGTTGCTTCGGCGCCCCCATCACCACCGGATGTCCGGCCGCGGCCGCCAGCGCGCGGACCCGCGGACGATTGGCCGCGAGAGCTTCCGTCATAGTCAAAACCCTGTTCTCCGTAGAACGTGCTGATGTCCGGCCCGACGCGGGAATAGGGAACGAGCGGCGTGTCGGGAGGCGCCGCCGGCAGATCGACCTGCGGCGCGCGCAGCGCCTTGATCTCGGTGGCCAGGGATTCGACCTTGTGAATGCTGGTGTCGGCCGCTGTGCCGATGCCGGCGACCGCCGTCGCCACGCCGCTCGCGGCGGTCGCGGCGTCGCCGAGGTCACCCGCCAGGCCGCCCATAAGGCCTGGCGCCGGCGCATGGAGTGCCTTGATGTCGTCGGCCAGCGCACCGACCTTCCGTACGCTGGTGTCCGCGGCGGTGCCGATGCCGGCGACCGCCGTCGCCACACCGCCCGCGGCACTCCCCGCGCCGGCGAGGTCACCAGCCATGCCGCCCATAAGGCCTGGCGCCGGCGCGTGGAGCGCCTTGATGTCGTCGGCCAGCGCATCGATCTTCCGCACGCTGATGTCCGCCGCGGTGCCGATGCCGGCGATACCGCCGGCGGCCTCGGTCGCGGCACTGCGCGCCGCCGTCAGACCTTCCGTGAGCGCCACCGGCGCCTGCAGCGAGGCGATCGTGTCGTTCAGGCCGCTCATGACGTCCCGGAGCCCGCTCACGGAATCATCGAGGCTCGACAGGGCATCTTGCAGAGGCTGCAGCCCGGCAGTGATGTCGTCGCGCAGCTGGAGGGTGAGTTGCGCGACGAGATCATCAGCCACTTATTCGTCCCCCCGCGCCCTGGCTCGCAGCGCCTCGTCCGCGCCGAACCAGAACGCTACGTCCATGTCGTCGAGCGCCTCGATTTCTGCCGGAGACCAGTGAAACGCCCGCGCGAAGGCGGCGAGCGCTATCGGCCAGTCCGGACCCCAGACCCGGACAAAAAACGGATGACGGCACCCACCGCGCCCTGATCGGATGCGTCCATCTCGTCCAGCAGCAGGCTGCACCGCGGCTGCGACAGGCCGGTCGAGTGCCACATGGCGCGCGGCAGGAAGTCATCCATGCCGCACTTGATGAGGTCCTTCATGTGCTTCCCCTTCAGCCGCCCGAAGAGGATGTCCTCGTAGGGCGTCGTCTGGGACCCGACCGCGACATGCAGGGGATACCGCAGCGTCAGCGCGACCGTGCCGTCGGCATTCAGGATCGCTCCTGACGGCAGCCCCGCCTTCTGCGCCTCGGCCGCGCCATCCCAGCGCTCCTCCTCGACCTCCGCCGTGAGCGACACCGCCGATCCGGGCGCGGCGACGGGCGCTTCGTCCTCCGCCTGGATGACCCGCACGTCCATCAGCTGCTGACCTTCACTTCCTGCGCCGGCGGTCCCTGCCACATGATCTGAACCTTCCCCGGGCTACCGCTGGTCGCCTTCGGCTTGTTCGTCACGATCGCGCCGTCGATCGTGTAGGTGAGGCCGATGTCCGTCTGAAACTGCAGCTCAGACGGGCCGGCAGCGATGATCGCTTGCAGGCTCATCCCTTCCTTGAAGGGAATGGTGGCGTTGACCTCGGCCTGGGCATATTCGTTCGAGTAGATGAACGTCGGGCCGTTCATCGCGCCCGTGGCCATGAGGCCGCCTGGCTGGCAGGTCGCGCCCTTGTCCGGATAGTAGGTGACGCCGCCCCAGAGGATGGAGACGACGCCAAGCGATTGCGTGGTCGAGCCTGACATTGACGCCTCCTTACACCGATACCTGCAGCTGGCCCGCGAGCACGATCAGGCTGCCGATGACCTCGATCGGCATGCGCGCGTCGACACGGTTCGGATCATTCTGGTCGCGAACAAACACCGCCGCGGCAGCCGTCGTCGCCGAATCCTCGATCCAGCCGTTCTTCTCCCAGACGGCCGAGCGCGTCGCGAAGCTCGCCTTCAGCTCATCGGGCGTCACGACATTCGCATTGTAGATCGCGGCGAGCGTGCCGTTATCAGCGAGCTTGGCACGCGGATACTGCTGCTCGATATAGCCGTCCCAGTCATAGCGGACGCGGGTCGCGACCTTGGGAACGGCCAGGTCGTGCCAGTTCATGTCCGTCACGCCGTTGGTGTCCGTCGTATAAGTCATGACGACACGCTCCAGCAGCACCGTGCCATCCAGGTCGACGGTATAGGTCGAACTGCCATCGAGCAGCAGGTTGTCGCGCTCGACGGGCAGGAACTGATCCGCGACGGCCGGCGCCATCACACCGACCAGCGGGACGGTCTTCATCTGGAGAGCCGGATCGTTGAACGTCGAATAGGCGCACGCGCCCCCGAAAGCCGCCGCCGCCTCCCAGGAGGGCGTGAGCGGGTTCTGAAACGGCAGGATGGTGATGAATTTGCTGTTGACGGTCTGCGACAGTAGGGTGCCATAGGTGCCGGAGGGCGACGCATAGGCCGTGCAGTCCTGCTTGGCCAAAGCCCCATATCGGCTGGTCAGCCACGCCGTCAGATACGCCATGTTCGCGGTGTCGGTGTAGGCGGTGACGCAATCCGTCCACCAGGTCCCCGAAATCGCGGTCAGAGAGGGCGAGATGGTCGGATCGGTCGCGCCGCCCGCCATCGGGGTGACGGTGACGAGGAGCCCGGCGGGCGCTACGTCGCCCCGCTCCGCATTGACCCGAAGAGAGATCTGGTTGCCGAGCGTGCCGCCATGCAGTGCCGTGATGGTCAGCGTATTGGTGCCACTCGTCCACACGGGGGTGGCGATATACGGCACGCCGTTTCCCACGCCGTTCGAATCGACCTGCGCGGCGGCGGCAATGGCGCTCGCGGCAATCACCGCTCCGGTATCGCCGACATTTACGGGGACCGGCACGCGGTAGCCCCCGATATAGAGCGCGAGCGTGCCGGCGGAGGTCGCAGTTCCGATGATGCCGAAGCCGCCCGCCGCTTTTGCGGCGCCCGTCGCGTCCGACACACCGACCGCCGAGAAGGGCGTGTAGGGGTTGTTCGCGAGAAACAGCGCGCACATTCCGGCGAGCACCGAACCGACACCGAACAGCTTGACGGCCTGGGGCACGCTGAAGATCGGATAGGCGTTGGCGGGCGCAGCCGTGCCGCCGGCCAGCATCTGTCCAATGATCACCGTGTTCGACGGGAAGTTGAGCAGAGCATTCTGGCTCGGCGCCTCCACAACTTCCGTATAGGCGCCGGGAACCTGCCAGTTATACGGGATCTCGGTGAAGGTGATCGTCGGCTGGATGGTGGCGGACATGGATCAACCCTTCGGGCTTGGGGCGATCGCCGCGGGCGCGGCGGTCTCTTTGGCGGAGCCGGCGGTGACATCGGGCGGGGCAGCCTTCGGTGCCTCGACAACCACGAGGTCGCCGGACGCGATCAGCCTCTCGATGAAGAAGTTCCGCGGCGCCAGAATGCCGTCGGCCGGCACGATCCCGCCGCCGGCGAGCCGCACCTTGCAGCCAGGCGCGGGCTTCACCATCACCTCAGGGAACTGGAACATTTGGCCTCACCCAATCCGATTGATATTCCGGCGTCGGGCCGGTCTCTGCCGGAAAGACCCAGCATTCCGCGATCTCATTGAGCATCCCGAGATCCTCAGGCCGCGTCACGGCGGCGCAGACCGGCACCGTCACGCCCACCGTCAGATCGAGCATCGCGATTGCCACGTCATCGCCCCAATCGTCCGCATAGGCGTTCGACACCTTCGTGACGCGAATGGTGCCGACGCGATCGATCTTCAGGCCGTGCAGGCAGGCGATCATCGCCGGCACGAAATTCAGAAGCCCGGGCCCCACGCCATCCCCGAGATAGCGCACCTGGCCCGACGCGCCGGAGGTCTTGACCGCGATCATCACCGTCCAGGTCGAGATGCCGACGAACTCCCGGCCATCCGACATGTCGGCGAGGCCGTTCCAGCCGACACCGATCAGCGGCGCATTGCCCTTGTAAAGCTCGGCGAAGACGCGGGCCGAGAGCTTCGCGGGCATGAACCGCAGCTGGAACTTCGCCGGCGGAAAGGCGAACTGGATGCGGCGCTCGATGGCCGCGGCGGTCTCCGCCAGGACGCCCGGCAGCAGCGCGGAAACCGGCGGCACAGTGGACTGGCTCACAAGCCGTCTCCGCCCCAGAAGCCGGCGGCCGTGGGCCATCCGCCAGGACCGCAATCGGGCATTCCGTTGTCGTCGGCGGAGCCCAGCATCGGGCGCCGTGTGTGCATCGTGGCGTAGCTCTCCATGCCCGGCGCGACCTCGGCGAGATCGAGCACGACGCGGCCGGCGGCGATGTCGCGGAGCCAGGCGATCGTGTCCTGGCGATCGAGCTTGGTCTGCTCGCCCGGCATGCGCTCGCCGCCCGTCGAGAGGTCGTAGCGCGCCAGGAGGCAGGCGGCGCGGCCGATCTCGCTCGGCGCCACTTCGAGCGGCACCTGATACCGCTTGCGCAGATAGGTATCGATCATCGACGAGGCGCGCTCCAGCGCGTCCTCGATCGGACCCGGGACGACGGTCGAGGCGGCGACGCCGTCGGGCGTCGAGAGGCGGATCATCTCCGCCGCACCGAACCACCGGACCATGTCGTCGACGCGGGCATAGGCCATGCTCAGGCCTTCGCGCCCTTGGCCGGCTTCGCGGCGGCGGCCGCTTCGGCGGCAGCGGCCTGCGCCGAGGCCAAGGTTGCGCCGATCGTATCGTCCGTAACGATGGTGCCGTAGACCAGGGTCAGCACCGGATCGGCCAAAATCTGCTTCAGCTCCGCTTCGGTGACGCGCGCGGGGTCGATCTTCGTGGCTCCCGTGAACTGGAAGCCGCCCCGGCGCCGGCCGGGGACCATGGAAGTCACGATCAGATCCATCTCATCCTCGTTTCATGCGGGTGGAACCCGCTGCTTCAGCTCAGGCGCGGATGGCTCAGTTCAGCCACATGTTCTCGACGGCGGTCGCGAGCCCGCGGAAGGTGTTCGCCACGGTACCGCCGGTCGCGAGCGGATCGCCAGCCGGCAGGAATTCGTTCTCGCAGTACGTCTTGGCGGCCGGCAGCAACGCGGTCGGAACGACCAGCAGCGACGGGCTGATGCCCATCGGCGTGCCATCCGGGCGGCGCCAGCTCGCCATCAGCGTGCGCGCCGCGATGAGGTTGGCAACGGTGAGCGCCGCGTCACTCCGGAACGCCAGCATCGGCAGGCCGTAACCGGCATTGCACCGGCCATCGACACCCCAGATGAATTCGTTGTCGAAGAAGACGGACGGATCGGTGAGGCTGAACTTCGGCACGATTTTGAAGGGACGCCGCGTCTGGTAGATGAACGGCTTGAGGATCTTGCTGCCGTCGATCAGATACCAGCTCGGCCCGGTGTTGCCGCCGGCGGCCTGATAATTGGCGACGGTCGATGTCGGCGACGGCGCGCCGCCCTGCGGATAGTTCGGATGCGCGGTATCGAAGAAGTTCTGGCCGTCGTAGATCGTGGTCGAGTGGCCGTTGAGGAACAGCGACGCAACCAGCTTGTCGGGCAGCTGCCCGGCATCGAGGCCCAGCTGCGAGGCGACGGGTGTTAGCAGCCCGTATTTGTCGTCCTCGATCTGCTCACGCCGGATGCCGATCGTCTCCTCGAAGAGCTTGTTCGAGATCGCGAAGGTTTCCTGCGTCAGCGAATGGACGTTGCGCTCACCGATCCATTCGCGCAGGCCGGGCAGCATATCGAGACGCGGATAGACCTCCGCATCGCCCGTGCTCGGGTTCTCGAAGGTGAACCGCTTGTAGAGGCTGGGCGCGGCGTAAAGCTGGCTGTTGAAGGCCATGCTGACGCCGTTGTTGATCGACTGCAGCCCGGGAAAAGTGATGTCCATGGCCGATCAGTATCCTTTCACATCGACATAGGTTTGCCCGTTGTCGATGCCGACCAGGTGGCCCACGATCCCCTCGAAACCCGAGCCGGGCACCGAGAGCGTGAGCGTGGCATCGTCCGTCGCATAAACGGGCGCGGTGATGTTGGCGGCGGTCGCGCCCGTCACCGTCAGACAATAGGTGTCGAAGGCGGCGACGATCGTGGGACCCGCGGACGCCGACGCGCTGTTGTCGAAGCCGGATTGCGCAATGCCGACGAACTTGGAAGCGCCCGCTGTCTGCAGGCGTACCAGCTGGCCGGAGGCATTCACGCAGACCAGTCCGCCGGCATAGATCTTCTCGCCGGGCGCCACGGGATAGCCGAAGGCGTCGCCGCGGCGCGGACCGCGCCGGACGGGATTGGCGTTGGAAGTCAGCGCCATCAGGCAGCCCTCCCGTCAACCGCACCCATTTCGCGGCGGCGGTTCTCCAGGAACTTCTTGGGGTCGAGGCCCATCTTCGCGCAGACCGCGCGATCCTCGGCCGACATCGCCTCGATATCCCCGTCCCCGACCGGGTCCATGTCCTGCTTCGCCTTGCGGCCGCCCATGCCCGAGGCATGGATCGACGGCAGGGAATTCACCAGCTTCTCGGCCTCGGCCGGGTTGGCGACATGCTGCGCGATCAACTGGTCGCGGGCCGCGAGCACGGGCTTGCCGGCGAGGATCGCCGCGTCGATGAAAGCCACGGCCCGCGTGCGGGCGCTCTCGGACACGAGCGTGTCCAGACGGGTCTGCAACGCGATGACCTGGTCGGACGGCACATGCGTCTGCTTGACGCGCTCCAGCTCGGCGTTGAGGCGCGTGACCTCCGCCTGGCGCGCGGTGAGCGCCGTCATGATCGCCGCCTGGTCGGATGTCTCGGCAATGCCGAGCACGGTGCAAAGCGCCTTGGTATCCATTGACCTCTCCGTACGCGTGTGCATGGCCTGCAGCTGGCCGAGCAGATTGGGATTGTTCGTGAGCGCCACGCTCTTCAGGCAGGTGATCGTGCCGTCGGCTTCGTGCAGGAACACGGGCGAGACGTGGCGATAGGCCTTGTCCGTCATCAGCGCGGCGCCGGCCTGCGTCCATTCGACATGCGCCCAGATACCGTCCGGCCGGCTATCGAGCCGATCGATCCAGCCGCGCGCCGGCGCTGAGCCACCGATGATCGCGGCGGACTCGGTCGCGTGGTTCTCGTCGAACGGCAGCTTGCCGCCCGCGGCCGTCATGGATGCTTCGATCACGCCGGCCGGATCGGTGAGCTTGTAGGGGCCGCGCCCATCGACGCCCCGAAAAACGCCCGCCGGCACGACATGTACCCATTCGGGTGGCGCGTCGCCGGCGGGCAAGGTCAATGAGTATGACGAAACATCCATCGTCCGGGGACAGTGGCGTGGCGAATGTGCTGTCGCATGCTGTTGCGCAACAGCGTCGGACATTTCGCCGCCGGTGATCGCGATCTTAAGGGGAAAACCGGCTGACGCACTAACCCCGATTTTCAGGGGTCAGGAAGGCCCGTCCTCGCCTGCGCGGGGTCAGTGCGGAAATTGCCTGAAAAGGCGATGGCACCCTTCTTAAGCGCTCTTATCGGTCTCTTAAAAACGAAGGGGTGACTGACGGGTGCGAAAGCGCGGCGCCAGGTGTCACGGCGCGGCCAAGACACGCCCCAGGAAGCCGTTCGCGACCTTCACGATGTCGATGCGATCCTGCTCCGAGATGCCAAGATAGGGTCGCGCCGGGATGACCACGCTCCGCACGGCGACACGCTTCAAGCCGCCGACGCCGTCGCCGAGATTGAACCGTAGCGCGCGGGCTTTCTTCGGCACGATCTTGCCGCCGAACTGATGGATGGCCGCGTAGATCATCGGGCTGCCGATAACCAGTTCGCGCGGCCCGGTGCGGAACGTCATCGAATCCCGCAGCGCGGCGCCTTGGACCAGGATCGGCCCCGTGCGCCGGATTTCGGCATAGGCCGGGTTGAGAGCGGCCCATGGCTTGCCGTCCGGCCCCTCATTGGTCGTGAAACGCGCCACGGTGCTCTCCACCAGCTTGGCGCCGAGCATGTCGAGCAGCGGCTCAGGGTCCTGCGCGGCCGCCGCCAGGCGCCGGAACGCGAGCTGTAGCTGGAGGTCGTCGAACTCGACCGTGAAGGACGCGCCGGCCATCAGCCTGGATCTCCAAACCGCGGAAGCCTATGGTGCCGTTGGGTGCGCTGCGACACGGTGATACTCTGCCTGCCGTAGCACGGCCGCAAGGCCGGAGCGCATTGTGGGGTTCCGGCAGGCCCCATCAGCGCACCCGTTTTTTCCTCAATAGCGCGAGAAGATGGCCAGGCTTGCCGCAGATCGTCACCGCCGCGCGCAGCATGCGCTCCAGTCCCTTCTCTCCCACGCGGTGAACGCTGACGACATAGACCTCCTGACCATCGGCCGTGCTCTTCAGTACGGCGCGGACCACTTCGTCGGCGGCGACAGCGAATAGCCAGATCTGGCGATCACGGCTGTCGTCGAGCACGAGCTCCGGCTTGGTGATGATGCTCTCGATCGCCGCATAGACCTTGCGTTCGATCTCCGGATGCCGCGCGGCCTGTTTCTTCATCGTGGCGGCGGACAGGAGCACGCGATCGGTTCCGGCCCGCAGAGCATGCGCCAGGTGCGCGTCGATCGCCCCGATCTGGACGGCGTCGATCGGCGAATCCAGGAAGCGGGAGAGAACGGCCGGCTCGACGGAGGTCTTCCCGGCCGGCGCCAGCACCGGCAGCGGCGCGCCCATGGGCTTGACGCGCTCGGCACGCACCGGTTGCTGGGCGCCCTCCTTCCAGGCCTTGCCTGGATTATAGGCCCAGCCCGGGTCGCACCCCGTCGGCACGCGCACGACGACTCCCGTCGTCTTGTTGATGTAGTCGCGCCATTCGAGCTTCGGCGAGGGATCGGGCCCGCTCTTTCCCATCCGGGTCAGATCGCTTTGCGAAGTTGGCGAAACGCGACACCGGCAACCCCAGCCGTTGGGCGGATAGTTCGTGTTCCAGAACGGGTCGTCGGCCCGGAGCACCAGTCCGTCCCAGGCCAGGTGCTGGAGGCGCGGATGCTGGCACGGCGTGTGGTCATATCGCCAATATGGGAACGCCTGCAGCACGGCGGGATTGGTGAGTTGGGCATAGCGTCCCGCCGCGAAGGCGGTCGATAGGTTCGTGTCGTAGATGATCCGCGCCCGCCATTGCGGGTGGCCGGTGTGCTGCCAGCCGTGCTTCGCGACGATGCGGTCGAACTCTTTCTTGAACGCGCCGAAGCCGGTGCCCTCGGCGATCGCCGTGTCGACCGCCTTACGGAAGTCGGCCACCAGCGCGTCCGAGGTCGCGCCGGCGACCGCGAAGCCCCGCGCATGCGCCTCGTCCATGAGCGCCGTCCAATGCGCGGACGGGACATTGACCTTCTGCCGGAAATAATCGATCGCCTGGTCAAATTTCAGACCGATGGCGCTTGCTGTGCTCGGCATCGGCGCGCGCGCCTCAGGCCGAAGGCCGGCCTGCCGCGATCTCGTCGAGCAGCTCGGCCTGCCCGGTCAGGTGCGCGAGCGCCATGCCGGCGGCCATCGCCTGAGCGAAGGCCGCATCATCGAGCTTCAGCCCCTGCAGACGCTGCGCGAGATCGGCGAGGTCGTCGGCCTCGTCGAAGCACCGGCGCACCTGGCCTGTCAGGCCGCCGAGCGCGCCGGCCGCTTCCTGGGCGACCTTGTCGCCCAGCTCGTCGAGCAGCTGCCGCTGTTGCGCCGTATGCGCCACCAGGCGGCGGAAGACGCGGCGCTGCGCCGTCAGCATCGCCCGCGTGTCGGAGTTCGGGTTGATCTCCGGGTGCGGATTCGCCTTGATCTTGAGGTCGGCGGCCGCCAGCGGATCGCCCCCGGGACCAGCGGCACCCGGTACCGGATCAGGCGCGCCGATCACCTCGTCGCCGGCGGCGGGCTTCGTCATCTGCAGCCGCTCGCGGATCTCCTGGGCCTTCAGCTTGAGGCCGAGCGGCCCGAGATCGGCCGCCGCCGCGATCACGTCGGAAATCGGCACTTGCTCCTGGGTGCCGATGGTGACGACTGGATAGGCGACCTGCGGCCCGAAGTTGAATGCGATCATGGCCGGAATGATCTGCCGGTTGACCGATCCCGCCAAGAGGCGCGCGTCGAATTTCTCCACATCCTGCTCGGCCGCCCTGTGCTCCTGGCCGACGGCATGGCTGCCGCCGATCGCCTCGGTCCCGGCCGTGCCGCCCAGCACGAGCTTGCTGACCTCGCGATTGAGCCAGTCCATCCGGCCCTCATAGAGCTTCGAGCCTTCTGACGTGCCCTTGGCTTCGACGAACTCCATCTCCATGCTGCGCGGTATGATGGCGGCGAGATCGCCGGAGATCTGCCGCACGGCCCGCCACAGCACGCGCTTGTCCTGATCGCTCGCCTCGGGCCCGTAGCGGCCGAGCCGCACCGGCAGCCCATACCCCTGCACGAACAGCGCCCAGTCCTTCATCGTGAAGGTCGCATACATCCACAGCCACGCCACCAGGCGCGTGATGCCGGATCGGGCCGGGCCGCCGCTCTTGGTCATATGCGCATGGACCAGGAACTTGTGCGGCGCCAGGTCGACGAAGCCCGCGTTGACGCGCAGCCAGAGCGTCTGGCCGTCTTCCCAGGACAGCTCGAAGTCGCGCTGGTTGCGCCAGAGGATGGCACTCGGCCAGATGTGGTCCGGCTCGGTTTCCCACATCAGCTCGGACGCCGAATAGCCCTTGCCGATCGCGTCGAGCACGTTGAACAGGGCGTGCTCCAGCACGCCGGTGCCCAGCCAGCGCCGCACGAAGTCGATGTGCTTGGGATCGATCTCGACGCCCTCCGGCGCATCCACCGTGATCGGCAGCAGGCTCACCTGCCGCCGGCGCTTCGCGAGCACCGCCGTGTAGTGCGGATACAGCTCCTCGATCTCCTCGCAGAGGATGAACCAATCCCGCGTCTGCCCATTGTCGGCCGCCATCATCAGCATGCCGAGGCGCGCGGGGTTGATGCCGAAGGCCAGGTGCCCGGCATAGGGCGGCCGGGAGCCAAACGCGGTCGGCTCCGCGATCTCCTGCTTAAGAGCGGCGATATAGGCCGGTGAGATCGGCTTTCCGAATTGATCGACCAGAGCCATGATCGATCCTCAGTCGAGCGTGATGGTTTCGAGGTCGGCACTTCCGCAATGCGGGCACTCGTCCGGCTTGTCCGGCGGCGAGCCGATCCAGTCGCATTCGGTGCAGACCCACTCGACGGCCTTCGGGCGTCGATCGAGTTCACGGTCGGGCATGGTGTTTCCTTATGTTCCGAACTCGGCAAGCGCCTCGCGCGCGCGTTTGCCGCCGTCGTCATGGACAGCTGAACGCGGCTCCCGCATCTGCGTCACGACATATGAGATCGCGTCCGCATACCATTCCAGCGCGCGCTTCAGGGGCGCGGCTTCAGCGCGGGCGTCGGCAACACCCCTCGCGTAGCCGCCTTCTTCCTCGCGCCGGAGGGCGCACGCGTGATCTGCCTGCATCGCCGCCATGGCGTTCAGGATCGGCATCGTCTCGGCGCGCCACCTGGCCAGCTCCTCCTCGGCCGCGCGGAGCGCCGACAGAAGGCTGTGCTCGCCCGGGCCACGCATCAGGCAGACAGGGGTCGCGCTTTCGTCGGCGCCGAAGTGCTGCGCGGCCAGCGCCCGTTGCCTGGCCGTGAAAGCCTCACCGCAATGGAAACAGCGCCACAGGATGCGGTTCTTCATGGCGCGGCATCCCGCTGGTCCATCTCCGCCACGATGGGATCGGCCGGGTTGAGCGTGGGCGCGACCGTGCGCGGCAGGCGGCGGCGATAGGTCCAGGCGAGAGCCTTGATCGTCTTGACCATCGCAGGATCGGCCGGGCGCTTCAGCACGTTCATGTGCAGGTCGCACATCTCGATCGTGCGCCGATCGGGGCTCGCCTTCGGCAGCTCGACCGTCATCAGCTTCGCAACGATGAGACCAAGCAACCGCGTTTCGGTGATCCGCATGCGCTCGGCATCATCGTCCGGCTGCTCCGCGGGCTCGTAGGTCACGGGTAGACCCGCCGGCCCATCGCCGGGAACACCGCGCCGCCGCCGGTATCCCGGTCATCCTCATTTTCGTCGGGCCGGTCGCGCCAGGCATTCGCCTCGAAAGGCTTGCTGTCCGCGGCCGGCACGCTCTCGTAGTCATAGACCTCCGGCTCGGCCGCGCTGGCGGCGATCGCCAGCGCCGACGCGATCGCCGAGTCGCCATGCCGGCGCTTGCCGGCCTCGCCGGTGCGCTCATCCGGCACGCGCCCGACGCCGCGGATCAGCTTCACCAGGCGGTGATCATCGAGCACCTCCCGATCGCGCGGCAGGACGATCTGGCCGTCCTCGAAGGCCGCCTTCCAGCGCGGCATGTGCTCGCGATACCAGGGCTCGTTCAGCATCACGGCCTCGATCCGGGCGCCATAGCGCTGCTGCGCGACCTCGGCGAGGTATCCGCCGTTGCCGCCGGCATCGAGCTTGCCAGACCGAAACAAGGGCAGCCGATCGACGATGTAGAAGAGCATCTGCTTCTGCGCCTCGTAGGGCGTGTTCCGCAGCTCCAGCATGAAGGGCGCGCGCTTCACCAGGTCGCGCCCGATCGCGAGCGGGCAGAACACGGAGAGGTCGCGCTTCCGGCCGAAGTCCTGGCCGAAGCAATGCGGCGCCTTCGGGTCCAGCGCCGCCAGCACCGGCGCCAGATTGGCCTCGCACCAATCCCTGATCTCGGCCTGGCGCAGATGCTCCGGCCACATCAGGAAGCCGTCGCGCGGCTCGTAGCGAAGCACGGGGATATCGTCCCGCATGCGCGCCTCGATCACCGCCGCCGAGAGATAGGAGCCCGATCCGTTCGACGGGATGCAGAACAGCTCCTCGTCGGCCGCTGTGCCGTACTGGGCGATGATCTCCTGCCGCCATGCGGCCTCGGCCTCCGCCGACCACACCTTTCCGGTCCTCAGGCAGATGCGTCGGTAGAGTCCCTCTTCGAGCGCCTCGTCGAAGGTCGTGCGCAGCAGGTGATAGGGCCGGCGCCCCGCGCGGATGTCTTGCACCAGGACGTTGAACTGGTTGGCGTCGCCGTCATGGGTCGAGATGATGAGCACCCGGCCGCCCCACATGAGCAGCGCCAGCGCCGCCTTCAGCACCTCGTCGAGATGCGCGTGGAAGGCCGCCTCGTCGATGATCGCGAGGCCCTGCTTGCCGCGGAAGGCGCGCGGCACGGAGGGGAGCGCCATGATCTCGAAGCCCGAGGCGAAGCCGATGCGGAAGGTCAGAATGCGCTCATCGGGCCGGGCAGGATCGACGAAGAAGCTCTCCCGCACCTCGCCGGCGGCCGGCTCCATCGTCTTGGCCCAATCGGCGCAGTAGCCGATGAACTCGCGGGCCATCTCCTGGTCGTAGCCCATATACATCACGTCCATGCCGCCCGCGGCGGCGCCGCTGGCCGCCGTCAGGACGGCGACGGCGGCGGCAGCCCAGGAATAGCCGGTGCGCCGGCTCTTCTCGGCGACGGTGACGGCGTGCTGGGACACGCTCGCCATGAGCCGCTGCTGATACGGCAGGAAGGCGTCCAGCTGCTCGAATTGCTCTTCGTCAAGCACGGGGATTCCCCAGGCTGGCGACGCCGAAGATCTTCGCCTTGATCGCCGACACGGTCTCGCCGGTGAGGCCCTGCTCGCGTCCGACCGTCTCGACCGCGACCGCAGCGGCGGCCTTGGCCTTCGCCAGCGCCTGGCGCTCGGCTTCCGCCACGAACTCGACGTTGCTCTTGCTCGCCCGGGAAATGCTTTCGAGCGCCTTGGCCAGCATCATCATGCCCTCAGGATTGCCTGAGAGCGCCGCCAGGCCCCGCCCATCGACACCGTTGGGCGTCTCGCCGTCCTCGGCCTCGGCGGCCTTCAGGAACAGGTCCAGGATCGCCGAGTGCATCATTTCGATGTTGAGCCGGGCGGCCCGGCTCTCAGGTGCTTCGCCCAACTCGCGCACCAACGCCTCCGCCACGGCCCGCGAGCGCTTCAGCTTCTCGCCGAGGGCATCCAGCTTCTGCACATGGCGGCCGAGCGCCGAGCGGCTGACCTGGCTCTGCATATCGGCGAGGTGGGCGATGATCTCGTCGATCGTGTGCCCCTTGGCGCGCAGGGACCCGATCGCCTCACGGATCTGGGGTGGCAGCCGGTCGATCGACGACGGGCGCGGCATCAGTCACCCGGCCCGCGGCGTGCCACGCCTTCCCAGGGGCGCCCGCGGGCGACTTCGCCCCCCAGCGTCGTCAGGGTCGCGATCCAGAGCTTGCCGCTCTCGGCGTCGATGCGCTCGACCTTGATCAGGCCGTGCTGCTCCAGGAAGCCAAGATCGCCGCGCAGGATGTCCTTCCCGGCGGCGTTACCGTAATGGCGGCAGACGGTGCCGAGGGAATGTTCGTTCAGCGTGTAGTCGATCGCCTCCTGCAGGCCGCGCAGCACGATCAGCCGCCGGTTCTCGGCCAGGATCTGCAGCATGCTCATAGCGCGCGCTTCCCGGTCAGTTCGTTTTCCAGCAGCATGTTCAGGAGATTGTTGCAGCGCTCGACGGAGTCGCGGTTGCCCTCCAGCTGGGCGTTCAGCCGGGACGCGATGGCCTCCATCGACCCGATGCGATTGGACAGCAGCTGCACATCGTCACGCGTGACCAGGCTCGCCAGGCGCGTGTCGATGCTCACGACCTGCTCGCGCAGCGCCCGAAACTCCACATGCCCGACGAACATGTAGCGCAGCCGATACAGCCACAGGGACAGGACGCCGTTGCCGACGAGTGCCGCGACGCTGACCCACTCGGCAGCCGCCTGGAATACCGCCGAAAGCTCAAGCATTCATTTCTCCACATCGGGAGACGGCGCGCCCGATTCCACCGGCGTCGCTCCGGCGGACGCCGCCGATCGACCCTGCGCGAACCGTGACCGCACGGTCAGCATGCCGAGCGATCCGGTCAAAAACGCCGTGCAGGCCGAGGCGAAGCCGAGCGCGTCGAACATCTCGTGCCTCACCAGCACCACCCACCCCTCGAAAAAGACCAGCGCGCAGCCGAGCAGGATCGACAGCACGGCCTGCTCATCGAGCCTGCCGTCATCGCCTTCGAAAAGCTCGGCTGCGCGCTTCATGGATGCAGGATCAGAACAGCGCTTCGAAGGCCTTGAAGGCGGCCTCGATCGCGGCGAGCACGGAATTCGCCTTGGTCTGATCCTCGGGCGGCAGCGCGTTGATCAGCGGCGCGGCGCTGGTCACTGCGGTGGCCGTGGCATCCGCGGCGGTCTGCAGCGCCGACTTGTGGGCGCTCACGTCGTCTTCGACGGTGGTGGCCACGGCGGCGATCGTCGGCACGGCCTGCACCGCATCCGTGAGCACCTGCGTCATGGACGTGGAAGTCTGAGAAGTGGAAGTCTCGCTCATAGGATGTCCTCGTGGTTGCGCGGAGACCGCCGCGCGCGGATCAGCCTGGCGGCGTGATGGGGACAGCTGGCGGGGTCGCATCCGGCTTGAGAAACTCGGCCTTCTCGGCGGCGCGGCGGCGGCACAATCCGGCCAGCACACGGCCGCCGGCGAGATCCCACAACTGGAACTGGTCGGCCGCGCCCTCGTAGTCGCCCGCGTTCAGCTTGCGCAGCAGCGTCGAGGCGTCGAAGGCTCCGGCGCCGACGTTGTAGATGAAATCGATCAGCGCAGCCTCTTCATCATCCGACAGAGGGACGCGCACGGCGGCCTGCACAGCCTGCAATGCGCTGCGCAAATCCCGCTCCAAGAGCTGCATCGCCTCCACTGAGGTGATGCGCTGCGTCTGCGCGGTGACGGGGCGCCCGTTCATGTCGCGCGTGCTGCCGACCCCGATCGTCCAGACCCCGGCAGGATCCCGATAGGGATGCAGAACGTAGCCCTCGGCCGGCTCGGTGAGCTGGCTCGCGGCGATGTTCAGGGCGTTGTCCGGGTCTGCCATGGCCCGACCATGCCGGGCGCGGAACGCTGTCGCATGCTGTTGCGCAACAGCGCGGCGGCCCGTCAGAAGTTCAGGGTGAGCTGGCCGGGCTCGCGCCGATCGCCGCGCAGCTTGGCATAGACACGGTTCTCGGTCAGGCCCAGCCTACGGGCCATCTCCCGCCGTGTCATCCCGCGGCGTTGGTAGAGCCGGAGGCGCCACTCCCGCGCCTGCGGCACCACGATCTCGGTGCCCCCGAAATACTGGAACAGAAGCGCGAACCGTGCCTCGCCCAGCAGATCGCGCAACGGATGCTGGGCAGGCACGGCTTTCGGCACGTTGACACGGGTTCCCCCGTGCGCCTCGATCAGAGCAAGGGTCGCATCCTCGCCCAGCAGCTCGATCATGGAATCGAGTTCACGCACTCGTTGCGGTCTCGACCTTTTTCGCGCGGCGCTCGCGGGTCAGCCAGGCCTTCAGACCCTCGATCACCAGGTTGCCGTCTTCCGGCCCCAGGAACTCCGGGGCCGCGACGCCGGACGGCCGGGCGGCCGTCTTCGTCTGCCGGCGGATGAAGGCGCGCAGCGCGCCGTCCGACGGATCGCGGAGGAACGGCTTCAGATCGCCCCAGATGCCGTATATTTTGCGGACATAAGCCTTCTGCGATGACGCCTTGCGCGCATCATGGAAGCCGAGCCGCTTGAACTCTTGCAGCACGAGGTCGAGCTGGCCGTCCGTGCAGTCGGTCGAGCTGCGATGCCCGGTGATCCGCTCCAGCATCGCGCGATAGCTGTCTTCCTCCATCGCGAGCTTCTGCCGCGCGATGTGGATCTTGGCGACGCGCGCGCGGCGGCCGTTCATCACACCCATCGCTCGGACCCCGTGCGGGCCATGCCGTTCCGAACATCGCGATCGATGCGCCGCAGGTGGTCCCGGCGCTGCGGGGCCGGGACGAAGGCAACGGCGCAGTGGTCGGCGCAGTAGGGCTTCCCGGCGGACGCCGTGCCGCCGCAGAAATGGAAGCTCGCCGAACCGGGCTCGCCGATGGGCCAGCAGCACGGCTGCGGTGCGGGCGGGACCACGCGGATCGGCGCCGGCGGCGCGACTGGCTTCTCCGGCACAGCCGGTCGCGGGGCGACGGCGGCCGTGGACTTTACCGGGCTGGGCGTCACCACCGGTTCCGGCGCGCGCATCACAGGCGCCGGCGGAGGGGATGCAATGGGGATCGACGGCAGCGTGCTGCCCTCAAGAGCGCGCCGTCCGCCGGGCCCGCGCGGCGGAAGCTTGAGGCGACGACGTTTGGTGGCGACCCATTCCTCCGAGATCCGGAATTCCTCAGCCATCTGGGCGATGGACGTCCCGCCGTTCCAGCGCTCGCTGAAGCGAGCGTTCTGCTCATCGGTCCAGGCGGGCAGGATTGGCGACCGCCGCTCCTCCAGTCCCAGCCGATGCGCCTTTCCGATAACGGCGTTTTTCGAGATGCCGAGTTCCTCGGCCATCGCGGCGGTCTTCATTCCGCTGGCCCAAAGCTCGGTCAGGCGGTCCACGGCCGCCTGGTCCCACTCGATCTGCTGCGTGCTCATCGGCAGTCCTCCGGCAGCAGCGGATCGCCGGGCTTGGCCACGTCCGCCGCCACGGCCGCGAGCACGTCGAGGTCCTCGACAGTCGTGAACTCGGGGCAGCAGTCGCAAGCGAACCAGGGATCGCGCTGATCCTCGGTCGCGGCAATGCAGCGCAGCCAGCTCGCCGAGCCCACGGTCTTATCGTCCATCACGAACAGCGCGTATTCCAGGGTGCGGTCCTCACCACGGAACCGGAAAGGCATCGCGTAGACGGGAAAGGGCGGCCGCGTGCCGATCCATTTCGCGATGGGCTGCTCAATGCCCGACGAAAAGGGCAGCTTCTTCAGGTCCTCGGGAGATATCGTCATGGCGAGCACTCCCGTAGATGTCCGCTGAGGGGCGGCTCCAGGATGACGAAGGCTGCACAATTCGACTCGACTCTTCGAGACAAAGATTGCCCGATCGCAATCTTAAAGCAAATGACTGCGAAAAGACTTAATGTCGCGACGCCGAATATAAGTGCCGCCGAATAGCCTACGGCTTTGCGCATGGCTGCTCGCCCCTTGCGCTGGACTGATCGATCGCATGCGTGATCTGGGCGAGCGACAGGGCTTGCAGGCGGACCATCTTGCTCACATCCCGCACATCGCGGCCTTCCAACAGCCCAGTCCCCAGGTCGATGATGGCCTGGTCAAATCCCCGCCGGGCGGCGAAGACCTGGCGTGCGAGGTCCTCTTGCTCGTCCATCACACCCTCGCCAGATCGAGGGGCACCTGCACGAAATCCGCGTCCGGCGCGGGCCGGGCGTAGAAGCGGATGTATTCCTTGCTGGTGACGACGCGCACCGCATCGCCGATCGCGGCCATGGCGCGCTTCCAGCGCTCATCATCGATGTCGAGGCGTCGCAGCCCCAGGATGCGGTCAACGTCGAGCTTGCCGGCCTTGCCGACCTGAAAGACATCCTCGATCAGCGCCCGCAGCTCCGAACGCGCACCGTCGGTCCAGGACCGCAGGCATTCGTCGATCAGGCTCTTCGCGACCTGGAGTTCGGGCCCGAAGGAGAGGGTGTCGCCGATCGCGACCTGCACCCGCATCATGCCGTCATAGCTGGTCAGCATGACGTTGCCGCGCACGCCGCCGCGCTTCGCGCCGTGCTCTTGCGCCAGCACCTCCAGGTAGCTCCGCACGCTCTCCTGCGCGGTGCCACGGAACATCTTGAGGAGTCCCGACAGGGATCGGGCCTCGGCCATCAGCTGGCGGACGATCTCGTCCTCCAGCAGGTGCTCCGGCTTGACGCTGTCTTTCGGCACCAGGCGCCCTTGGGCGTCCTGCATATAGCCATCAGGGATGGTGGACATGTGATCCTCGGGATGATGGCGCCCGGGCTTGCGCCGGGAGCACGGGGTGAATGTCGGGATGGACAGGCATGGTCATCGCCGTCTGGCCGCGCCGATGCGCGCGCCATTCGCGCTCCGCCCGGTCCAGGCAGGCTTTGCAGGCATCCAGGTTCCACGGCCTGCGGCCGGTGCTGACCTGGCCCTTGCCTCGGCAGGCATCGCAGTTGAGCCGGCCAGCTTTCATGACGGCGATTGCGCGGCGGCTTGGCGCTTCAGTTCGTCGATCGCCTCCGCGGCGCCCAGGTCGACGCAGGCGCGCACGGCATCGAGCGCGTCCGTCCTCTGATCGGGTTTGCTGGAGAGCACCGCGAGCCGGCCCGCGGCCATGGCGAGGCCCCCCACCACATCGGCGCCGTTCGACACTGCGCCAGCGACATCGCTGCGCTCCCGACAAAGCTCGATGAAGTAATCGCGATGCTCGCGCGCGAATGAGAGGAATTCTGCTTCGGTGATCATCACCGCGACCCTTCGTTGAATTTGGCGATTTCGTTGCCCCAGCTCGCCCATCCGGGCGCCGCTTCGCGGGCGAAGAGTTCGATGTAGGGACCGGGAAACAGGCGCTCGATGTCCGCGCGCATCTGCTCCGGCTTGCGGCTGTGTTCCCGGACGGGCGCTACGATCAGATTGCGGACGCTACGTGATCGGGCGCGAGGCTTCCCGAGGCTGCCCAGCAGCCAGAACTCGGCCGCCGAGCGGTAGCAATAGCCCGTGCCGAACGCCCATTTCTGGCCAGTGGAGGACTGCTTCGCCCAGGCGCCGGCCGTTTTGAACTTGAAGCCCCAGCAGGCCATCGTTTCGAAGGCCTTATCGAGCATGGGGGCGGTCGCCCACATGATCAGCGCGCAGCCGGAGGGATTCGCGAGTTCGGCCACCGGCAGGCACTGGATGTCATCCAGGCTCATGCACGCATAATGCGCGACCGGGTTCTTCTCCTCGCCCTTCTCGCTGTAGTTCGCGAAATACCAGGGCGGATCAGCTAGGATGACCCGCGCCTGGTACTGCGGCAACGCCTCGAAGGGAGACGGCTGAAGGGCGAAAAGGTCCATGATCAGCTGGCGCTTCCCGAAACGATCCCCGACAGCCGTTCCCAGGTCACATCGACATGACGCGCGGTGAGCTCCTCGCCGGTGCCCGTTGCAAGCAGGCGGGCCATGCGCAGCGTCTTGTTCATGGACCGTAGCGCGCCGCCCTTGCCGGCGATCGTCGCCAGGCGCCCGCGCACGGCGGAGTCCTCAACCTGAGCGGCGTCCAGCACCGCCTCGATATCGCGCTTGAACGGGCGCGCGACCGATACGCGGATGCCGACGCGCGAATACAGCTGCGCGAACTCGGCCTTGCGGCCGCCGCCATCGATCCGGCTCCAAAGCCGTTGCGTGCCCGCGAAGGCGAGGCCGACGCCGGCGGCGTCCTGAATGGCGCGCAGCTGCTCGATCGCGGCGGTCGCGAGATGATTGGCCTCGTCGATGATGATGAGGCCTTTGGTGTCCGTCAGCCGCTTGATGATGGCGCGGGAGCGGCGCCGCGCGACCGTCTCCGGCGCCCCAACCTCTTCGCTCAGGCAGTCCAGCATCGCCGCTGGCGAGGCGAGAGACGGGTCCGCCGTGATCAGCCAAACATTCGGACGCGTGGCCTTGTAGCGGCGGCAGGCAGTGCTCTTGCCGACACCGGCGCCCCCGATCAGCACGGCGATATCGGGCACCATCTGCGCCTGCTCAAGCGCCGCGATGAACAGGTCCTGGGTATGCGTGATCGTCTCGGGCACATCGGGCGGCAGGGACAGCCGCGCCTTCGCCATCGACTCGCGCGCGTCCAGCCAGGTGGATACCTTGATCGCGACACTTTCATTGTCGCCCGCATATTTGCCGGCCAGCCAAGCCGCGAAGGTGCTGTCGCCGACGCCGATTTCCTTCGCCAGCGACACGACGGTCCGTTTTTCGGTTTTGACGATCAACCGGACCCGGGCGCGCGTGGCGTCCACGAGATCCGGCGGAACTTCTTCGATATCAGCCATGGGATTCCTTTTATTGTTGCGCGATCTCAACTTCCGTCCGTCGGAACGGCGCGGAGTCTGCCCATCGCTCTCAGGTATTTTTCGTCGAAATCGCTCACCTCGGCCGACAGGCCGGGCTCGACTGCCGGCTTGGGCCTGAGCGCCAGGTTGCCGAAGACCGGCCGCAGCACTTTGGGCTCGGGCATCTGGTCGCCCTCGGCCTTCTCGGCGCGCGCCGTCAGGGCCGTGACCTCGGCGAGACCCATCTTCCGCTCGGCGGAAAGCGCCGCCTTGGTCGCCTTCAGGAATGCACCGCGATTCTGGGCATGCGCGCGGGCGGCGTCGGTGTCGTTGAAGCCGACGGCCTCGATCAACTTGGCGTCGCAGAGATAGGTCCCGTCCTGCAGGAAGATAGCCAGATCCTGCTTCAGGTTCTGCGGGTCGAACCGCATGGTCACCTTTTCACCACGGTGCGCCATCAGCGCCTCGTGCCAGAACCGGTTCCCGAACAGATGGAGGGTGCCGTCCTGCCGGCGCACCTGCACCGATTCCGCGGCCAGCAGACAAAGGCGCTGCTGCTCCAAGCTCGGACGCCGGATCAGCGCCTGCTCATAGCTCTCGCGGAACGTCTCCAGGAAGCTGCGACCGGCGGCGGTCTTCGACTTGCGGCCTGAGCGGCAGTTCCATTTGGCGATCTCATCGCCGACGATCCGGTCGAATTCATCGAAGGGCACGGCCTTGGTGCCGTAATCCTCCGGCTTGGCCATCGGCGAATTCCCGCAATAGGCGCCCTGAAAGGCCGGGTGCTTCGCAATGTCCCGCGCGAAATCGCCGAAGCTGCGCTCGATCGGCTTGCTCTGCCCGGCGTAGGGCGTCGTCCAGTGGATGTTGACGCCGAGCAGGGTGATGATGCCAAGGGGCTCATCATCCCGGATCTTGAACCGATAGCGGTTCTTCGTTCTTCCGGTCAGCCACTTACTGGCAAAGGCGCGGCCGTTGTCGAGATAGCAATGATCGGGGATGCCAAACTTGGTGATCATGTCGCCGAAGGCGAGGCGGATCGTGTCCTTGTTCTCGCTCCGGTCGTGGCGCCAGCACAGGATCATCCCCGAATAGAGATCCTGGAAGGCGATCGTCAGCGGGCGTCCCACGGTGCCATCCGGCCAGCGCACGAAGACATCCCACTTGTGACCGTCTGTGTTCACCGCCTCCATGGCTTCGAAGATCGAGCGGTCCCGCTCCTGCGCCGGGAACATCTTCTTCGCGGCGTCCTGGCCTTGCCGCGCCATCACGTTCACCTGCAACGGAATGGCGGCCAGCCGGCGCTTCAGCGTGCTGCGGGAGGGCAGCGTCCAGCCCTTTTCCTTGGCGGCCTCGACCAGGCGCCGATAGCAGCTCTCGAAGCTCGGCTGAGCGAGGCGCAGATAGTCCGCGCGCAGCATGTTCCATGCCTCGTCCGAGACCGCTGCGACCGGCTTCGCACCGCCGCGCGCCAGCGGAGTGACAGCCGGCAGGCGGTCAGAACGCGCCACGCCGCCCGTCAGGGACTTCCAGGCCCATATCGTGGATGGGCTGACGTTGAACTCCCGTGCGGCCATAGCAACGGCCCCAGAGGCGCCTAATTCCGGCGTGAGCGCCTCGACCTTGGCGATGGCCTCCAGCCGGATGGCGGCGCGCTTTTTCCGTGTCTCCGGCTGCTGATCGTACCAAGACCATCGGTCCGCCGCCTGGGTGGGCTGTAGCGCGACAATCTGGGTGGTTATTGCGCGACAATCAGGATGGTGGTTCGGCTGCGCTTGGATGGGATGATTGTCGCGCCAGATTGTCGCTGGCAA